TAACTCTATAAGTATCAGTAATCTTAGGAAAGTTACCAAATTCTTCAATTACAATCTTAGAACTTCTCTTACCTCTAAGCTTATCAGGGTCATCTTTAGATGATACACCAATTACTTCATTTAAAGTACCTCTTTGAGCACCTGTATCCAAGTCAGTATAACCCATCTTCCATTGCATTTCCTGTAAAGAACTCTTAAGTCTTTTACTAGGAAATTGAGTATGTTGAGCTTGAAAGTCAACCATTTCTATGAACTTATTTAAAGTACCATCTTTAGTAAGATATTCCTTCTGATAGGCTGTAACCATTGCTCTTACATTATTTTGTGTTTCTTCATTATCTCCTACTACAAATAGTTTAGATAACGCTGAAGCTACACTATATGATTTTGAAGCTCCTCTTTTAGCTATTTCAGCACTATGCTTAGCTTCTTTTCTAGAAGCTTCCCAATAATGAAATCTCCAGAAAATACCTTCCCAAAACTCTGGTAAGTCTACAATTCTATCTGCAATTTTAGTACCCTTTCTAATCTTAGATTGAATAATAGGACAATAATTAAGATACCAATACATATCACCTGTTACCCATACTCCATCTGATTCTCTAGTATAACCATACCATATTCTTTTTATTTCTTCTCTTAGCCATTTACCAAATTCACTATTAGGATTAGGATTAGGTCTAAGATTAGTTAATGCTCCATGCTTCTTGAAGAATAATGCAGTAGGTCTAAAGTAATCAGTATCCTCTACTATAGGAGGATTAGAGAAATCTATTATAATTCTACCCTCTTCATCTTTAGGACAATCTTTAGGATAAGGTCTATTAGGACTAACTAAATTCTGAATAAACTGTACTCCCATAAGATTCTCCATAAATTCATCCTGTACTTCCTGTGGATAAGCATCTAATTTAAGCTCTTCAAGAGTACTTTGATATTTATTGAACTCCATATTCTAGTAAATTACTATAATCCTTAAACATCATTCTAGTTAATTCTATATTCAAATCTCTGATAACTACTTCATCCATATTATCAGGTACTCTAGCTGACTTTTGTATATGCAATACTTTTTTATTATAAGTACCTTCTACATACCAAACTTCTATAGTATAAGTCTTATATAACTTACTTATCTTACTTTGTTCTACATTAAGTTTAGATACAAAATGACCTTTATTAGGATACATTTCTACAAAGAACTTATTAAAACCTTCTATTATATCTATTGTTTTCATAATTTAATACCATCTTCAAATAGTTTCTTATTTTCATTACCTCCTCTAGCTCTACCTTGTTCTTCTATTTCCTTAGCTATCATCTTTTCAGCTTCTTTAACTTCTTTAGCTAATTGAGGAACTTGTTTAATAGCAGCAGTTACTGTATTAATAGGATATAAAAGTTTGCCTTTCTCATCAGTTGCTGTAAGGTCTATTTCTTCTAGGAATTGTCTTACTTTATCTACAGCTATTTTAGTACTTCTAAGTAGTTCAGCTGATATAGTAGTAGTTAGTTTCTTATACAATTCAATACATTCCAATTCCTGTTTATTAAACTTAGGAACATCAAACCCATTAGAATCACATACTTCTTTTAATCTGAGTTCATCATCTACTATATAAGAATAATCACTTCTAGGGTCATAAGTAAAATAAACTATAGATAAGAAGTTCATAAACTTATCTTTATTAACAGTTCTATCAGCATTAAATAATAATCTAAAAGGTCTTAATAATAAAAGTTCATCTTCTATATTGAACTGATAATTATTATAATTAACTAGTTTCATATGCTTAAAATAAAAAAGCCCCAGCTCTAAATAGAGCCAGAGCTTAAAAATTATAGAATAATTGTATTATTTTTCTCTGTAACTAATGTAGGATTCTCATCAAACTCCTCTATTTCTGCTACATAATCTACATCACTATCTTGTAGATATAAGTGAGGAATATCATTAATCTCTACTATAGTAAAGTTATATCCAATAGTAGGATTATCAGTAATAATTCCATCCTTTAATGTTCCTTCCTTATGCTTTTTAACAGCATATCTTTTAGGGTTAATAAATACTGTATCTCCTACTTCAATACCTCTAACCATTGGTCCTACAGATACTACTGTTTGATATTCTTTAATAGTATCAGCTTTAGTAGTATCTACTAAAGTAGTACCTGCTATAGCTTGATTCTTAGGATATTTGTTACAGGTAGTTACAATACCATTAAACATTGGTCTAATTGCTTTTATCTTTGTAATCATCTCTCAACTTTTTATATCTTTCATATTGTTTCTTTAATCCTGTATATCTCTTATAGGTACAGGATAATTTACCTATACTAGGAATATTGAAATTGGTTCTTAATTTGCTAAATTCCTCTTCACTTAAATCCTCTTTCAAAGGCAAGGCTTGAATGGTTTCTCTTATAAATTTCCAATAAGATTCATATGTAGTCTTAACTACTTCAAAAGGTAGTCCTAACTCATCTGATACTTTATTTAAAATACTTAAGTAAGTCATTGGAAATCAAATAATAACATCATTTTGAAAGAGCCATTTTCTTCCTTTATATTAGGAATGTATCTAGGATTTATTTTATTATCTATGATAACTTTGCTCTTTCTTAATTTACTCATTACTATCTGAAAGTGAGGAAGAGTGATTTCACACTCTTCTCTAACCTTTCTCTTTGTATCTTCACTCATTGTAACCTTATCAAGAATATCACTATCTGTGATAACTTTACTGAGTTCATGTCTTTGCTTTACAAAAGCAGTAATAACATCCATTTCTCTCTCAGTCAAGTGATGAAAAGGCTTTAAAAACTCGAACCAAAATCTAAAGAATTTACCATCTGCCTTGCAAGGAATCCTTACTATTGAATCTATTTCCTTGCCCATATAGCCTCCTTATTCTTCCTTTTGTTCTTCTTTTTCTTCTGCAATACTCATTGCATCCATAAATTCCTGACCACATTTTACCTTAAACTCTTCAGTAATATATGGAGTATTAGAATTAATAATAGTCCATAGATATTCTAATCTCCTGAAGAAGTTTTGTAAATTAGACTCTTCTAATCTCTTGGCTAGTTGTTGATTTTGATTATAAAGATTTCTACTTTGTTCAGACATCTGATGTGCTACATTTTCTAATTGCTCATAAGACATCTTTTCAGGAGCCTGTTGCTTAGGCTCAATTTTTAGTTTCTTCTCTTCCATATTATTTAGTATCTAAAAAATTTCTAGAATATCTTTCAGCATATATCTTTTCCCAATCAAAGATATTAGCTTCTTCTAAGTCAGTACATCCACATTTATCACAATAGTTTGTACCATCAATATCTCTTATTCTGATTGATAAGCACTTAGAACAGTAGATTACTGGCTCTGAGTTATACTCATCATGCTTATGCTGCCCTTCTACTTTTAAGTTGCTCATATATCTTCTCCTTCTTTAGTTCTAAAGGTCTTGTTCCTTTATTTCTTTTCCTATTATTAAAAGGTCTCTTAGGTGGAACAATACCATTTGGAGCTATATGTCCTCTTCTCATTGCTCTCCTAATACTTTTAAACTCTTGCACTCCTGCAAATGAAATAAGATTAATAGACATACTATCATTAATGATAGGTTCTTTTTCTCTAACTTCTTCTACTCTTTCTTTATTTTCCATAATGTTATATTATTTATAGAAACACAAATATACCTGCCCTCCCAAAGCAAACATATTTATAATATCTTCTCTTTGTAATTCAAGCTCATTAGCTCGTTGTATAATTGACCTTACTGTAGGTCCTACTATACAAGTTAATACTCTCTTCTCTTTTCCCATGTTTCTTTAATTAGTTAGTTCAGGAGGTAGGAATCGAACCTACTTGGCTAGGCTTATGAGACCTAGTGGGATACCAATCCTCACCTGGATATAAGAGCAGATAGAGGGAATCGAACCCTCATCAAAAGATTGGAAATCTCTTATATTAACCTTTATACGATATCTACATATGTAGGAGATTTGAGTCATTGGTACTCCTACTTTGTAAGTAATACTTCCTTACACCCTCCTTCACTTCCACTCATAAAGCTTGTTATAGAGTCAGCTCTCTTTGGAGTTTCCATTGGACTAAGGAGTGTTACTCTCTCACTAAATGGAATATAGCTTTTAGTAACTTGTTGAGCTTCCTGAAAGAATCGAACTCTCATTCCCAGAGTACAAAACTGGTTTCTTAGCCATTAGAAGAAGGAAGCATTAGTAGCTCAAGGGGGACTTGAACCCCCACAGCCTACTGGCTACAAGATTTTAAGTCTGGCGTGTCTACCTATTCCACCATTGAGCCATCCTATTAATAAGGTCTATAATCACAAAGTTCAAATAAGTACTTGTATTTCAATATGTTATGAATAAATGTTTCACATTCTGATTTAATACCAGCATAACAAACACCTTCAGGAATTGATTCATAGAATTTACAAGTCTGCATCTTAACTTCTATGATGAAGTCTATAGCATTTAGTGCATCACTTGGAGTACCTTTAATTACATTAGGTTGCATATGTCCTAACAAACCTTGATATTCTTCTGCAAGACCATCTTGATACTCTGAAAGTACTTCTAGAAAGTCATCTAAATACTCATGAATATTCTTTTTTGGAGCTGCCCAATGTAGATTTTTACACTTAGTTTTCCAGCCTTCAAGTTGATTTAAAAAGCTAATAAAAAACTGAGATTCATTAACTTCTTTATCTACTTTTTCATTAAAATCTCCTATAAATATATTACCAAATGAATCCATAATGTTTATTGTTTTAATGATGCAAAGATATGTATTTTATTTCATATCTGCAAATAATTTAACTTATTTTTCTAATATTATTTTTAGTACCCTCTGAGAGACTCGAACTCTCACACCTTTAGGTCATAGATTCTAAGTCTATTATGTCTACCATTCCATCAAGAGGGTATATGTGGATATTCATAGAATCGAACTATGTTCTAAGGATTTTCAGTCCTCCGCAATGTAACCATACCTGCCCAATATCCATTAATTGTGGGAGTAAAAGGAATCGAACCTATTCAGCCTGAGGCACTTGATTTACAGTCAAGGGATATCACCATGTATCACTACTCCCATTAAGTTCCCTTGCAAGGACTTGAACCTACAACTAATGCCTTATGAGAGCATCCTTCTACCTATTGAAGTATATCAGAATATAAATATCTTGGTCAACCACTCGCTACCCACCATTATATAATGCCTAAGCCTTGTCCGTTGTAGATATTTAGTTGGCATACTTGGAATTGAACCAAGATTACTGCCTTATCAGAGCAGTTTCCTAACCTTTAGAAGATATGCCAATATGCAGATTCAGCAAGAATCGAACTCACAACTTCTCTTTTGGAGAGAGACATTTTACCATTAAACTATGAACCTAGATTACTACATTACAGTAGTTTTACCTATAATATCATTACCATGTCCCTTAATAGCAAAGTTACATTCTCCCTTATAGTATTCCTTTCCTATTGTAGGATGTGTATAAGTACATATTTTCTTAATAGTTTCCCATTCATCCCTAGCCTTCTTTTGTTCTTCTTCAAGACTTCTAACTTCTGCTCTCTTCTCCTGAAGAGAGTTATCAATGTTAATCATTCTAGAATACTTCTCTTTAACAAGCTCAGAGGCATTAGAACTCATTAATTCAGGATGAATGAATATTACATTCTCTATCCTACTTTTATCTTCTACTTTTAGCTTTTCCATAGCTGGGGAAAGAGGACTCGAACCTCCTATCTTCTGATTAACAGTCAGTAGCTTATACCACTTAAGCTTCTCCCCAATAATAGTAGTCTCTATAGGATTCGAACCTATGACCTCTTGGATGTA